GTTGTGTTTCTTCAGCATCAAAAAACTCATCAGCTACAGGCAACCAAGTATGTCTGCATCTATAACCACCTCTAACAGTAAATGGGTCTCCTTCAGATTTACCAGCCCAAGAAGATTGCCAAATACTTCTAATTTGCTCTTCAGTATAAACTTTGTTTAGATGGGTAACACAATGAGGTCTTGAGTCTCCTACTAAAGTCCCTGTATATTTAAACTTATTAAGTCCAGCCTCTTTAGATTTATAAACTGTAAACTGACCATCAAACTGCATTACTGAGTCATGTGCAATCTGTGAGGCATAGGTACTCATTGGTCTACCTCTTCTATCAACTTCCCCTGTAATTAACCCTCTCAAGTCTTTAACCATATCATTAAAAGGCTTACCAGCTATTGCGTTCTGATAAACTTGAGATGATATTTCATTAAGGTATCTACTAGCTAAATCCTCAAAACCAGCAAACTGCTGAAACTTTAATTGATTAATAGTTAGTAAATCTACCTTAGTTAATGATTTAAACTTATCAGGAATATCTAAACCACCAAACTCTTCCATAAATTCTTTTACTATTTGGTCATAATCCCTAACTAAAGTATCGGCTGTAGTTCTATATGTTTCATCAATAAATCTTTTTAAATCTGTTCTAAGATCAATAGCTATTTGTGTTGAAACTGCATCAGCACCCTCAGTAAGAGTTGATATTTGTGATACTATTCTAGCCTCTAAATCTTCAAGTGTTTTCTTGATTTGTATTTCGTGGCTATCTTGTAACCTCTCTAAAAATTCTTGTCTTGCCATTATACATTAAAGCCTTTTCTCCAAGACTTTATTGCCCAATAGACAGGTGCTAAGGTTTTTTGTCCTTTTACTTTTTTAAGGATAGCACCATGTCTTGCTAGAAAACTTTTTTGTCTAGCTGGGTTGTTCTTTTTGATAGACATATTAGGGTCTCCAAATCTAATAACTTGAACATTACCTGTTTTCTTATTTTTGACATAAACCCCAAACTTCTTCCTTGCACCTGAAGTTCTAAAAGGTTTATTTAGCTTAACAGTTCTTCCTCTGTATTTAGCCATTATTTTCTTTTCTTTTTGCGTAAGTCTAAATCATGTTTTCTTGAGCCTCTAAGGAAACTATTGACTCTACCCATAGACCAAGCCGCCATAGGAACTCTTCTAGAACCAGCACTTAAAAAAGCACCTTGACCTCTTCTATAAACTTTAGCTAAAGTTCCGTAGGTATAGCGCTTTGATGCTTTGGCTTTTCTTCTAAGAGTAGCCTTAACACTAGCTGATAAAGGTTTTCTTCTAACTGCCATTATGCTTTTGTCCTTGCTCTCAGTAATGATTTAGGAATAACACCACCTGATTTATAAATAGATGCTACCCTTTTAATTAGACTTGCTCTTCTTGACCTTTTTGACCCTTTTAGACCTGACAGGTATTTCTTTGGAAGTCCTGAGTCCTTGTCTTTTGGTACTTTTCTTTTTTTTCGTTTTTTCTTTGCCATTACTCTTCTTCTTCTTCACCTGTGGGAAGAGTTGTTTGGAACTGACCGATTGTTGTTGAGGTTGCATCAATCTCTTGATTAATTGCATCAATTTTTTCATCATCATCAATAACTGCCTTTGCTATTTGTTTATCTATTTCCTTTGTATATGTGTCTGATTTAACTCCACTAGCTTTTGCAACCTGTAAGAATTGTAGATCAGCCGCATAATCTCTTAAATCAAATGTATCAGGATAATCTATTTGACCATCAAATACTTTGTTTTGCCACTTCGCAAACAATGACCATATCTGCTCTTCAGCATTTTCTAATAAATCAGCCTTCTCAGATAGCCTAGCATTAAGTAATTGAAACTCTGTTTGTAAAGCTATGCCTGAATTAATAGTTTTTTCTGTGGCTCTAACAGAACCCATATGTGTTATTCTGTTAATAGCATCTACTTTCATACTAATAGAGTTCATAATACTATCTAAAGATTGTGCTGAAGGTTGTATAATATAAGGTTTTAGATCAGCCTGTAAATCTTCAGGCATCTCAATAACTGAACCAGCACCAGCACTAGCCTCAACATTAGGTGTTTTGACTAAACTAGGGTGGTTACTTAATCTTATTAATTGCTCAGTTTCAGAATAATCATTGTAGATAGACTGTTGTAATTCTGCAACATCAGATAAATCAGATATACCTATAGCTTTTCTTTGAGACTTTTGATTATAAAGAATAACTGCTGGTATTTCATTTAATGGATTTGGTTGCTCATCTAACAATACAGGTTTTGAGGCTGTATATTCTTTCATATAATCATCAACTTTATAAGTAGTAATATCTTCTAATGACCAAACTTTTATAGTTGCTACATCATCAGTTAAATCTTCAAGTATAGTTAGAGAAGTAAGGTAAAACTTTCCGTTAGGGTATCTTTCATATTCCCAATTTAAAACATTATCTGGGGTATAAATAGAAATATATGGTCTTATATCCTGAGATAATTCCTCTGCTCTAGTATTAGTTATAACACTTGGCTTATCCACTATTCCCCAACAAGTACCATAGATAGACGCATGAGTTTGCATTTCTTTAATTACATTGTTGAAGTTTCTTCCATCTAGGTCTGCATCATCTAAAAAAGACTCTAAATCTGGGTCTCCATTTAATGACCCATAGTCTCTTGTTGCTGGAACTCTAAATAAAAAACTTGAATAAATCTGAATAACATTTCTACAATGATTATCTAAAGGGGTAAATCCAACCCTTTTCATGTATTCCTCATCAGACTCTAGGATATATCTATTTAGATAAAATCCATTTCCATAATCATCTCCACCTAAATATGATCTGTAATGGAAGTTCCATCTATGAAAGTTTTTCTCATAGTCGCTGTGTCTAGCTGTTAAGAACTCTCTTGTATATATCGCCATCTAACTCCACCTAGTCGGTTCACTTGGTTTAAAATCTCTACGCAAAGGAAACAAATACTCAATCATATATCCAACTGCATCAGCCATATGGTCAAAGCCACTATCCTTGTCAGGTATATGTGTTCCCTCTTTGTATATTTGTCTTTCTAAACTTTTAATTAAATTTTTGCAAGATTTGGTTATGAAAAGACTTGACACTCCATTAGCATTTTTCAATTTAGAATTAACTGCATTTATTCTATCTCTTACAGGTGGGTGTGTTGCTTTTACTTTAACATTGAAACCAGCATTTCTTAATAAAGATAAATCAGTTGAGCCACCAGCACTTGTCTTTCTTTGTCTAGCGGCTGGGTCAGGATAAATCACAATATTTCTTACTCCGTATCTTGCTTTTATTTCGTCAATCATATCATTTGTATTTGCGTTGTATATTTGTATCTCATCAAAAACGATTAAATTATTATTGATTACTTGAGCCACGCAACAAGCCATAGGTGAGTAATTAAAGTCCATTCCGATATGTAAAACTATTTCTTTTTGTTCATATGTGTCAATAATATGTTTGTTCCTGTCAAAGTTATAGTAAATAACTCCAGCATAATTAACAAATGTAGCTAAATATTCTTGCTGAAATGTTCTCTCATCTAGGTCATTCTTAGCTTGATCTATTTCATCTTGAGTTACTTGACCACCTTCAATAGTAGTATACTTAAAACTTTCCCACTCAGGGTCTTGCTTAGAGTATAATTCATATGACCAATTTCCATATCCTTTTGGTGTGCCACAAAATAAAGCTGAACCCATAGTATACTTATCAGAAAGTGTAGGTCTAATTACTTCATACCAAGCCTCAGGCTTTATGTCTTGTATTTCGTCAAAGCAAACAAATGATAATCCACTACCTCTTAGGCTCTGCTCATTTTCACTACCCTTCAGGCTTATTGTCGTCCCATTTCGTAAAGATAAAGTTAATTGTGTTTCATTTATCTTAGCAACCCATCTATGCTCTAACATCTTTTCTTTTAATGGTTTCCACATTATCTCTCTGCTCTGTCTGTAGCTGGGACTTATGTAGAATATCTTTTTGTTTGGAAATCTACCAAACTTAGCTAGTTCATTAAGTGCCACAAAGGTCTTACCAAATCTTCTACCAGATAATAAAACTCTAAAGCGCTTTTCTGAAAGTATTACTTGTTTTTGTGGTTCACTAAGAGGCACTAATCAATAGTCCACTCTAAAGGCTGATTATCTTCTCCAATCGGTATATCAGATTGACCTAACATTTGTTTACCTAACCATATCAACATAACAGCATTTAACTTTTCAGCACTCTTCCATTGTAACTGTCTTAGCCTTAATTTCATCTCTGCTCTTCCTTTTGTAAGATATTCGGAATAACTCTTACGGATAAGGCTTTCATCACAGCCGAAAAAGTCTGCTATATCTACATTGGTCATTCCAAACTTAGCTAACTTTTGTACTTCTTCGCCTTGAATATCGTACTTCTTAGGTCTTGACATTAATGTATAGTAATTCCTTCTCTTAAAATATCATCAGAATTAACTTGATGGTACTCAAATAAATATTGGTGTGCTTGTTCTTCAGTTTCAAATCCTGATACCTGAATGATAGCACAAAATTTACCATAGTGATCTGGCATTGTTATAAAAAACTTTTTTAGTTCCTCTTCCATCATGTTATTCTACACTAATACTCATCTTATCCATAGCCTCTTTTGATACTTTTCCTTGTTTATAAGCCTGAATTATATCTTGGTCAGTATCATTTAAGGTTCTAAATCCTTTTTGCCAAGAACTTAAATTAGTAAAAGGGTCTCTAGTCATAATACCAAAATCATCTTTTACCTCTTCTTTGACAGGCTCATTTTCCCAACCTTTATTATTTAACCATGTTCTGAAGTGCATAATAAACTTCTTATCATCTACGGAACTACAATAGTTATTCCATTTTTCTACTATCAAGCTAGACTCAGGTTTATCTTTTAGTTTATCAAAAACCTTAAAAGCCTGTTGTTTATTTCCTGTAGTTAGTTTTAGTTCTGACCATATATTATTAAATATATCAGTATAACTATGTTTATTATTATAACTATTACTGCTTTGCGTTGGCTTTGCGTTCGCATCAGACCATCTTTTCTTAGCTGACTCAGTAGCTTTACCTGATTTTTCTTGTACCCACTTCCATTCTTCTCTTTGAGCCTTGTTATAATAAACCTTTTCGTCTTGCTCAAAATATTGTGCTAACAAGTAATTAATCATTTTTTCCTCTGCATTTACACCAACTCTTTTTAGTCTATCCATATCTTTAGGTAAACTAGCCTCATTCTTCCAAGCATAACATAACAATCTAAAATATAAACCTAGTTCTTCGTTAGTTAAGTTTACTGTGTCTGCTATAAAGTTATCAGGACTTATTCCCATCTTCCATATTTTCTGTGCCATATTTTTCTCCAATTTCTTTTTCAGCCAAATCAATACAATCTTTCATAAAGCCTTTCCAAGTATTATTTGTTTCTATTGCTATTTGTATATAATGAAAAGCTAAATTACTCACTTCTCTCCTAAATACCCCAGACTTCTTGTCTATTTTTTCTAGCATCAGGGTCTTTCCATTCATAATCATCAAGTTTAGGTGCAAACAAAACTTTTAAATCATCAATACTGTTAGCAAGTTTAAGTGTATGTTCTAGGCTTTTGATGTGTGTTTCTACCTCTGCTATGTAATCATAATCAGGAATAAAAGGTACAAACTCACATACTTTCTGATCTTTTCTTTTAGGCTGTTTACCTGTTGCTACTAAGAAACTACAATCAATATTCTTTTTTGTTTTTTCCTGAAAAGCCTTTTTATAAATAGCCATTTGTAGTTTATCATCATAAGTAACCATAAACTTATCTTTGGTTTTTAAATCAATTATATAAATAGTGTCTGCATCTTCTAATATATAATCAATATATCCAATAAAGGGGCAACCATAAATCAATGTCTCAATTCTTATTTGGCTACCAATATAATCTTTTGAAATCCAAAAATCAGTAAATCTGTAAATGATTTGTGAAAGCATAGGCTCAATCATCTCAAATTGCTTTTGATTTTCTTCAGCATTATCAATAAAATTTGTCGCTGATTTATAAAATGTTTTAGCAACATTTAAAGACTCAAAAATTTTTTTGTTTTGATTTTTGATAAAGTAATCTAACCCTGTTTCAACAGCCTTACCTCGTTCCATTCTTGAATTAGATACTCTTGGATAACCCATTACATAATCAAGAAAGAACTTAGCTTTATTATTTTTATAAGATTTTAACCTACTAGCTGAAAAAGGTAGTAAGTGGTTTTCTGTCTCAAACTTCTCAAATAGTTTCAAATCAATCATTTTATTCTCCATTAAATAAATCGTTTTGCATATACATCTCTAAATCACTAGAGTCATATCTTTTATTATTAGCCTTAGGATAAGGTAATAATTTCATCTTTAACTGTCTAAGCATATTTTTTTTCTCCTTTTTATTTCCAAGTAAATACAAGTATCTGTAAGTAGGTTTCATTTTTTCTACTTTCACAATATTGCCCTTTGTATGAATACCCCTTCTTATGTCAAACGTACTACCATCTTCAAAGTGGTAGCGCTTTTTTGGTGTACTTGTTCCTGTATAATACCAATTAGTTGCCTGATAAATATAACCTGTATGATTAACATTAGGGTCAGCATAAGAAATAATAGCCATTGGTTGAGGTAAAAGTTTTAAACATTGACTAACAAAGTAAGATAAACAATTTTTATCTAAATCATTTGTTACAAGTCTATTGAGTTCTAAAGTTGTTACCTCAAGATCATTAAATAAACATCTACCCTTATTATACATATAGTTTGGTGGATAACCAAAAGTACAAACACCTAAAATCTGTAAATCTTTTATCAATCCAAAAGCATATGAAACACTACATCTACGTTTTGCGTAATGTTTTTTTAAAATCCATTCCATATATTCTTGTTTCAATAATCTTTTTACAGAATAATTATTCATTCAAATAATGTTGTTTGGTTCTCATCAACAGGTTTCCATTGATAATAATAAAGTTTATTCATTTTATCTCTAACAAACTTATCAGGTATCATACTTGTTTTTATTGGGTGGTGTAATTGAGCTAGGGGAACAATCATAAAATCTCCTTTATAAATTAATTTTAAGTTTGCTCTTCCATTGTAGGCTCTTTTTACATACTTGCCCTGAACACTAATTAAGTTACCATATAAAGTTGTAACTTCTTTAACTACTTCTCTTAAAGCCATTTTTTTCTCCAATGTATTTTTGCATAATATAATTAAATATTTTAGGATAAGATAAATGCCCTAGTCCAACTTCCTTCTCTACTTTGTCTTTAGACTTACCAAGCAACTCCTTATCTACTTCCATTACTACTCTTTGAGGTTCGTACTCTCTTACTTTATTAACCATGTCTCATTTTCTCCTTAACAATTTGTTTTAGTTTATTTTTTTCTCTAAATATTATTTTGTAGTTTGCGTGATCTTCTCTGCACAATGGAATTAAATTTGATACTTCGTTTCTGAGACTAGGTTGCAAAGACTTACTCTCAATGTGGTGTAAATCAACTGCAACCTTTTTCTCACAATACCAACACATAATTGTATCATACTCTGAAAGACCATAATATTTTAGAAATGTGCGTTTATACTTAACCAAAATACTTTTGATGTACTTTGACAGCCTCAGCAGTAAGTGGTTCAATATCAGCAACACCAAATTGACCTGACCCCATACTTCTAGTTACAATACCTGTAATAAACATACTAGCATCAACTCTAAGTTTTTGATTACTTGGTACAGTTCTTACCTCTGTTTCTCTACTGTAACTATCATCATAAGGTGGTGGTGTTTGCATATCTCCTAGCTTTTTTAAATTACTAATATTGTAATATTGATTGCCTCGTTCTGATGTTTTCATTTCAGACATATCACAAGTGAAACTATCACCTCTTTGAAGTGAAACATATTCATTTGCATACATGGTTCTACCATCTTCAGTTTTAATATTAAAGCTGGGTCTCCCATCTTTAGTATTGTCGTAAATAGTTTTAATTATATTTTCCATTTTTTCTCCTTATTTTAATATGGAATACTCTCTGTTTTCCATACAAGTTTTTATCACTTTTTCTTCGTGATAACCATACTCAAATCCACTCATTTGATTTTGAGCAGTAAATCTACATTCCTGTAAATCTCCATAAAAGTTTTTAGCTTGAGAACCTTTTGGGTCATATACAGGAACATATGAACAGCCTGATAAAAATAATAACAATAATAATCTCATCATTAGTTTAACCTCTGTAAAAAAAATTTTCTCTTCTTGTTAAAAATACAAAACATTTGATAGTTTCTTTCCTTCCATAGTTTGCATAAAAATTTAACAATAATAATATAAGCCTCTGGGTATGTATCAGCCAAAGGCTCAGTTATTCTTAACAACTTTCTCATTTCTCAACATGGTCAGAATATTCCATAATAAGATTTCCTATCTGGTTTTCTACCTGTCCATCTATAAATATACCTTCAGCCTCAAGTTCATTACTTATTTCTTTTTGTAATGACTCCATGCTTTTATGGTTATAATATTTTTCTGTAACCATATGGTGTATTTTACTATCAAGATAATTTTCTTGTAGTGTTTCGTTTTCAACTAAGTTAGCATTACTCATCTTGCTCATTTTTTTCTCCATTTAATTCTCTTAAAATTTTTAAGAGTTCGTTATTCATTTCAACAGATTTTTCTAGTAGTGCATCATACTCATTTAAAAGTTTGATTGCTCTATCTAAATTAGTCATTCTTTTCTCCTTCCTTTAAAGTTATTGTATCAAGATTTTCTTGATCTTTACTATCTAAGAAAATAAGTATTTCTCTTAACTTATCTTCTTTCTCCTTGTTAAAACAATGTACTTGGTCAAAACAAGGAAACCCATTTATTGTTGGTCTTGGTAATTCATGTTTGCCACCTCTAGGCATATAAAAAAAAGTATGTTCTTTTTTTATTTCAGCACCTAAACCTATGGGTAAAAAAATACATTTAATATTTAATGCCCAATTACTAGGGTTAGGGTCATAACAATCCCAAGATGTAAAAATTTTACTTGCCCTATAATCTAGAGCAAGTTTTTTGATATGATCTAATTCTTTTTTAGAAATCATTTAATTAACACTATTTTTAATTAATGCTATTTCTATGGCATCAGCCATTTTAGGAAGGTGAGCATCTTTTTCCTTCCTTAAATCTGCAACCAATTTTTTTAATTGGTCTTGGTTCATGGATTTGATTTGATTAATCATCTCCATAATAGTCTGTTCTCTATTTTCCATAATGTAATCCTTCTATATATATATGGTGATATTTGTTAAAAATTCAACAGTTAAAATACATTTTTTAAC